TGGTCGGCTTTATCGCCGCATTCCGGAAAGCGAGCTATGTCGGCATCGATCCGGCCGAGAAGACGCACGCAGGCAACGAGCTGCTCGCGCGATGCCTTGGCGTAGCCGATCGAGTGAAGCTCATCCGCAAGCCGAGCGAAGAGGTAAAGGCGCGCGAGATCGGCAAGTGCGACTTCGCCTTTACGAGTCCGCCATATTTCGTGAAAGAGATCTACAGCGATGAGGCGGATCAGGCGCCGAATCGATATCTCGACGTGAATGAATGGCGCGACGGCTATCTGGTCCCGACGCTCAAGCTGCAGTTCGCATGCCTGAAGCCGGGCAGCATGAATGTGATCAACATGGCCGATGTGAAGATCGGCAGCCAGCTGCACAAGCTCTCAGATATGACGATCGAGGCGGCGCGCGAGGTAGGCTTCAAGCTCGCCGAGACGATGGCGTTCAAGCTGCCGAATCGCGTATACAGCGAAAGTGACGACGAAGTAACAGAGCCGCTCATGATCTTCGAGCGACCATAATGGCAGATGAAGCGCCCGAGCCGATGGTGCCCGTAGGCACGATCGCGACGATGATCGATATGACGCCGCGGCAAGTGCAGAATCTTGCGCGCGACGGCGTGATCCCGAAGGCGGAGCGCGGGCGGTATCCGCTGATCAGCAGCGTTCAAGGCTATGTGCGGCACCAGCGGCGGCAGATCTCGCAGGGATCGAAGAAGCTCGGCGAGGACGCAAGGCTCAAAGCGGCGCAGGCAGATCTGCGCGAGCTTGAGCTGAGCCGAGCGCGGTCGGAGCTTTATGACGCGAACGCGGTCGACGCGGTGCTGATCGAAGCCGTCATGATCAACAAGACGAGCCTCGATGCGCTGCCGAGCCGCTCTTCTGTAGACTTGGCGAATAAAGCAGTGCCAGAGATAAAGCGAATACTTCAGGATGAGGTCAGCGCAATTCACAACGAGTTCGCCGGAAGACTTGCAAAGGTTGGGCGATCTCTTTTGCGCATTAAGCGAATCCGCGCAGGCGCCAAAAAAGAGAAAGCCTGACGAGTGGGCTGACGAAGAGCGCGTGCTGCCGCCTGGGCACGCAGAGCCCGGACCGTTCAGATCGCTGCGCACGCCTTACATGATTCCATTCATGCGCGCCAGCACTGGCGCATGGAAAGGCATCACGCTGATCTGCGGCTCGCAGATGGGCAAGACCGACAGCGTTGCGAATATCTTCGGCGCTCGCCTCGATGACGATCCGGTGCCGCTGATATATCTCGGACCGACGCGCAGCTTCGTTGAGCGGACGTGGGAGCCGCGGTTCATAGACATGATTGATTCGGCTTCAAGGCTGAGCAAGCAGATCGATCGAGGAAAGACATCGAGCAAGACGCAGAAGAGCATCGCGGGCGTGAAGGTCAACTTCTCATGGGCTGGATCGGCCACCGCGATTGCCGGCGATCCTGCGTGCCTGGTCGTCGTAGATGAGCGCGATCGCATGGGCTCCGATGTCGAAGGCGAAGGCGATCCCGTATCGCTCGCGAATGCGCGGCACTCGACGTATCCTGACGGCAAGACGATCGTCATAAGCACGCCGCTTACCGGAACCGTGGACGTATACAAGCATCCCGAGACAGGACTTGAGCACTGGCAGATCGCCGATGCTGAAGAGGTTCAGTCGCCGACGTGGAAGCTCTGGCAGCGTGGCACGCGTCATGAATGGATGGTGCCGTGTCCGCATTGCGGCGAATATTTCGCGCCGCGATTCCGGCATCTTCACTGGCCTGAGAATTCTGAGCCGCATGACCTGACCGATGAGAATGTGCTGCTCTTCTGCGTGCATTGCGGCGAAGGCATCGAGGAAAGGTTCAAAGGCGAGATGAACGCGAAAGGGCTTGCGGTCGCGCCCGGCGAATTCGTAGTCGATGGCGAGATTCGCGGCAAGGCGCCGCCGAGCGATTGGTTCACGCTCTGGGTTAGCGGGCTCTGCTCGCCCTGGCGATCCTGGACGACGAATTCGCGCGAATATCTGACCGCAGCTCGAGACGGAGACAGCGAGGCGCTGCAGACGATCATCAACACGCGATTCGGCGAGTTGTATGCAGTGAGCGGCGAAGCGCCGCCGTGGGAAGATGTCGCAGCGCTGCGGCTAGATTATCGTATGGGTCAGATTCCCGAAGGCGTTTCGACGATCATGATGAGCGTCGACGTGCAGCAGGATTGTCTCTATTACGTGCTGCGCGGCTGGTCGCGTCATCGAGAAATGGAATCGTGGCTAATTGAGCACGGGCAGATCTTCGGCGATACGAATGACTCCGCGATCTGGGACGAGCTGAGCGAATTCAGGACACGCCGCTTCGGCGAAGATCTCGAACTGCAGATCGCGCGCTGCTTCGTTGACCAGAAGTATCGAGCGCCCGCGGTATTCGACTTCTGTCGAAAGCACAAGAACTGGGCTTATCCGATCGCGGGCAGAATGCCGAAGAGCGAGACGCCGGAAGCGCAGCGCCCGCTTGATACATCGAGCGTCGAGGTCGATGAGAAGGGCAAGATCCTGAAGCCTGGCGCCGCAGGGTTGCAGCGCTGGTCGATCAATACGGACTACTTCAAGCGATGGCTGCACGATCGGATTTCGCTCGGCAACAAGGGCGGCTTTCACTTGAGCGCCGATACTACCGAAGATTACTGCAAGCAGCTCGTGGCGGAAGCTCGCGTGGTCAAGCCGAACGGACGCGTCATGTGGCTGCAGCTCTCTCGCGATAATCACTACCTTGATTGCGAGATGATGCAGATCGCTTGTGCATATTCGGTGCGTTTGCAACACTTAGCTGCGAGATTGCCGGCTCCGGCCGCTGAAGGATCAGCGCAGCCAGAGCCGTCGAAGCCGAAGCCTGTCAAGCGCCGTCGAAACTGGAGTAGCAGTAAATGGTAAGCATCCCGTCGAGTGAGCCGGCGCAGCTGGCGTCGGGCGATACCTGGCAATGGTCGAAGAGCTTCACCGATTATCCGTCGCCGACATGGACGCTGACCTATTATCTGCGGCGAGCAGAAGATCGAGAGCTGCGGAGCTTTACCGGATCGGCTGACGGTAACGGCGGCTTCGATATTCTCGTGCCAGCGGCGACGACTGCTGCATATCCGTCCGGACGCTATGACTGGTCCGCTCGCGTCTCCGCGGCCGGCGTGGTTCATACGGTGGCTCGCGGCTTCATCGATGTCAGCGCGGACTTCTTCGATCTCGCGAATGATCACCGCACTTACAACCAGCGCTGCCTCGATGCGATCGAGGCTGTGCGCGAGGGCAGAGCGAATACCGATCAGGCGAGCTTTACGATAAATGATCGATCTGTGAGCCGAATGTCATGGGACGAGCTGGAAGATGCGTGGCATCTCTTCCGCAATCTCGTGGCGAAAGAGCGCGGCATAAAAGTCGGGCGCGTCAAAATACGCATGTAGGTGAGAGCTATGGGTTGGTTCAGAGATCTATTCGCAAGGGCTCCGGTCGAGGGCGGATATCAGCCGCAGCCTGGGCCGCGTCGCTTCAAACGCTCGTATGCGGCGGCGAGCGGCAATCGATCGACATCGAATCTCGTGACGACCGCGAGCAGCGCCGACGCTTCTTTGCAGCAGAGTCTCACCGCTTTGCGCTCTCGATCGCGAGCGCTTGAGCGCGACTCGAGCTATGCGAAGCGAGCAAAGACGGTCGTCGTCAATAACGTCGTCGGCAGCGGTATCGGGATGCAGGCGCAGGTAAAGAACGCGCGCGGAAAGCTGCAGAAGCGCGTCAATACGGCGATCGAGGACGCCTTCAGCGAATGGGCGCGAGCCGATAGTTGCCATACCGGCGGCTCGCTGCACTTCTCGGATCTTGAGCGGCTCGCGATGGGTCAAGTATTCGATGCGGGCGAGGTCTTCATACGGATGCACATGCGAGAATTCGGATCGTCTCGCGTGCCATTCGCGCTTGAGATTGTCGAGGGCGAGCGCGTGCCCGAGCGAATCACGAATGAAGAAGGCGGCAGCGATCTACGCGGCACGCGCATGGGCGTTAAGCTCGATCGATTTCATCGACCGTTAGCCTACTGGGTCCGCGCATCGCACCAGAATGATCTGTATTTCGGGCCGCTCAACCCGGAATATGAGAAAGTCGAGCTTGTTCCTGCTTCCGAGATGATTCACTTACGGCTTATCACGCGCTGGCCGCAGACGCGCGGCGTGCCGTGGATGCATGTAGCGGCGCTCAAGCTCAACGATATGAACGGCTACAGCGAGGCCGAGATCATGGCGGCGCGAGCTGCGGCGAACTATGTCGGCTCGGTCGAGCGCGATGACTGGCAAGATCCGAATTATGAACAGACCGAAGACAATGAGCTTGAGACGGAGCTTGCGCCGGGCCTGATTCTGCGCCCGAATCCTGGTGAAAAGCTGAGCTTTTTTGCGCCGAATAGGCCGAACGTCGCGCTCGATCCGTTCATGCGCTATATGCTCCGCGAAGTGGCGGCCGGGCTCAATGTCTCGTATGAGTCGCTCTCGCGCGATTACTCGCAGAGCAATTACAGTAGCTCGCGGTTGGCGCTTCTCGATGATCGAGATGTCTGGCGGATGCTGCAGAGCTGGTTCATTCGCTCGTTTAGAGATCTTGTGCATCGCAAGTGGCTGCAGCAAGCTGTCTTTGCGGGAGTGATTCAGCAGATTGCCGTAGACGATTTCATGCGATCGCCTGGCAAATACGAGGCTGTGAAGTTCAAGCCGCGCGGCTGGACGTGGGTCGATCCGCAGAAAGAGGTCGCCGCTTACAAAGAGGCGATTCGAGCCGGGCTCACGACTCGATCTCGCGTGATTTCGGCGACTGCTGAAGGCGCTGACATCGAGGATATCGACGAAGAGCGGCGGCAGGAACTGGACAACGCTGCTGACCTGGGTCTATCTTTCGACACCGATCCTGGTGCAGAGCAGGGAAGCTCAACGCCAGCGGCGCAGCCTGAAGATCAGGCGGCAGAGATAAGCGACGAAGAGCCACCACGGCAGATGAGGCTTGTGCAATGAGCGGGACGGATACCATTCAACGCGACGACGATCATGATGAGAGCGCCGTCACGCGTCGGCTCAGCATTGAGCGGCTCAAGGACGGAGACGCAGCCATTTATCGCGTATCGCTTTCGAGCGAGACGCCTGTAAAAGACTGGATGTGGGGTCCGCCGAATGTGCTCGTGCATTCGCGTGCAGCGGTTCAACTGGATCATCTCGGCGACCGCGGGCTGCCGTTTCTGCGGAATCACGGCGCGCATGATGTCGACAATGTGATCGGCCGCATTCACAGCTTAAAGATCGAGAACAAGCGGCTCGTCGGCGTGCTTCGCTGGTCTAAGGCGAACCCGGCCGCAGATCGAGTAAAGCAGATGGTCGACGAAGGCACGATCACCGATATGTCGATATCGGCCGAGCCGATCACTCGAGAGCGCATCGAAGATGAAGACGGGAACGTAACTCTGGTGCGCTGGACGGCATGGCGCCCGGTCGAGGCTTCTGCAGTCGCGATCGGAGCAGATCAGACGGTCGGGATCGGCCGCAATAAGGCGCAGGGCTTCACAGCGTCCGAGGACGGCGGTATGCTCGCCGCTGAAGATGGCACGCAGGACGAATCGGCCGCCAAGCGGCAGAAGAGTCGGTCTACTCAACGAGGACAAATCATGGATGATCAAGATCTCGACAACGGTGCGGCGGACGAGCGAGAAGATGCAGAAGTTCGCGTGACTCGCGCTTCTGATCGAAACGACCGGGATGCCGTAACGAAAGCTGAAGAGGACCGGATCTCGGCGTGCCGCAAATTCGGCGAGGCGAATGGCGTCGGCGAAGACGTGATTCAGATGTGGATCAAGCGCGGCGCCAGCTATACGCAGATTGCCGACGACATCGAGCGCATTCTCAAGAAAAGGGGCGAGAGCAAAGTCTCGCGTTCGGCGCTCGATCTCACGGAAAGAGAGACGCAGAGCTACTCGCTCGCCCGCGCGATTCTCGCGGCTCGCGACGAGAGCTGGAAGGGCGCGGAATTCGAGCAGGAGTGCCACGAAGAGATCGCTAAGCGGCTCAACAAAATGCCAGATCGACATACTTTCTTCGTGCCGATGGAAGTGCAGCAGCGCAATCTGCAGACGAGCGTCGATATCGGCGGGTATCTCGATCAGCGGCACGGGATCAAGCGCGATCTGACGGCCGCGTCGGCATCTGGCGGCGGCTATACGGTCGGCACGAGCATCGTCGGTTTCGATCCGCTGCTTCGCAATATTTCGGTGCTTATGCGCATGGGCGTGACGCGACTGCCTGGCTTGCGGGATAACGTGACGATCCCGAGGCAGACGGCATCGGCGACCGCTTCTTGGCTCGGCAGCGAGGCCGACACGATTGCGGAATCGCAGCAGACGTTCACGCAGCTTCCGCTTACGCCGAAAGATGTCGGCGGATATACCGAGATTAGCCGCAGGTTGCTGCAGCAGTCGTCGATCGGGGTCGAAGCGATGGTCAGCGCGGATCTCGCAGCTGTCGTTGCTCTGGCGGCGGATGCTGCCGGCTTGAGCGGCTCGGGCGCGGATGGGCAGCCGACCGGACTCGACAACGTGACCGGCATCGGCAGCGTGAGCGGCACATCGCTCGGCTTCGCGGGAATTCTCGAATTCCAGACCGATGTAGCAACGGCGAATGTGATGCCGATGCGCGGCGGCTATGTCACGACGCCTGCGGTTGCGGCGCTCATGATTCAGCGCGTGAAGTACTCGAATACGGCGAGCCCGCTGTGGGACGGGAATATCTGGGACGGCTCGATGCAAGGCTTCCCGGCAATGTCATCGAATCAGATCGCAACAGCGGTTATGTATTTCGGCGACTGGTCGAAGATGGTTCTCGCCGAGTGGGGAACGCTTGAGATCGATACTAATCCGTATGCCGGCTTTACGCAGGGGATCATCGGTATCAGGGCGCTCTACAGCCTCGATGTCGGTGTGCGATATCCGGCTGCGTTCTCGCGAGCCGGGTCGATCACCTAGCATTAGGTGCTCGATCTCGATAATGCTGCGGAATTGACAGGAGAAGGGACGAACATGGCTCAGAAAAACCAGCGCGTTAAGGTTCTGCGCGCCTTTTATCATCGAGGCGAGACGCTCGGCAAAGGCTCAGTTGCTACGTTGCCTTATGCGATTGCGGTCGAGCTTCGATCGGCGAATCGAGTCGAGTTCGTTCAGGCAGATGTCAAAGAAGTTACTCATCCGGAGCCGACGAAGCCGGTCGTCGCTTCTCAGCCTGCGGTGGCAGCTGTCAAGGCGTCGGCGGCGGCAAGCGGATCGGAAAGTGGCGTGGCGGCGAAAGCTGGCAGCTCGAAGTAATCGCTCTCAGTCACGGAGGACAGAGCAATGCAAAACATCATAGGCGGGCTCGAAGCTGCTCAGGCGATCGCAGCGAAAGAGATTACGGCGGACGAGGCCGGCAACTGGGTCGACGTGCGATTCAAAGAAGGGCTGCTTGCGGTCGTTCTGGAAGTCGGCGCGATGGGCGCAACTTCGATCGACTGGACGTTCAAGGACGCTACGAGCGGCGCGGGCGCGGGCTCTGCAGCGATCTCGCCTGTTAATACGCTTACTCAGGTCACGGGCGCCGACGACGTGCAAATCGCGTTCTTCGATGCGCGCGTCTGCCGCGGCTATCTGCAAGTGACGGCAGATCATACGGGCGCGGGAACCTGCGGTGTTTCGGCTGCGGTGGTTTCGCTGCCGAAGTATTGATCGACCTTAGCTCGGGTTTCCGATGATTGAGTCGGAGCAAGATCGGCGGGCTCTTCTGCGAGATGCGGGAGAGCCCGCTTCGTTTGTGGGCCGGAAGATCTTCGCGATCTTCAATGACGGTTTTCAGCGCTTCGAGACTGCCGAGGGCGTCGTGGCAGCGCAGACGATTACCGCTAAGTGCTCGGAGCTCGATGTCTTTGGCGTGCGGCGTGGCATGCCGTTCGATATTCGAGGCAAGCGCTACAAGATCGAAGGCATCGAGCCGGATGGTTTCGGTATGACGCTGCTCGTGCTGGCGGCGGCTGAATAATGGCCGTGCACAGAGCGCTGCAGGCGCTGCGCGCTGCAAAGGCGATTTTGATCGCCGCGAATACTCGAGCAGGCGCGAACGTCGAGATCGGGCGCACCGCTCCGATCGATGAGCAGGACGCGATCGATCTG